GGGGGAGAATCATGGACGACGTCGTCTACGCCGACAACTTCGACAGTTACTTGAACTCGAACGAGGAAGTCGAAGCCACCGGCGTCAAGGAGATCTTCCGCGGCACCGAGGAGGAGGTTCTCACCTGGCTCGAGGAGATGTGCAAACTGATGGATGGCAATACCAACAAGGCGTTTGCCATCAACCTCTGGGTCACGGTGGGGGACTCCGAGAAAGCCATACACGTCTCGTCGTACATCGACCCCGAGCAGCGGGCGGCGAACCGGGACACGAGGCGGAAGAAGTTCGACGCGATCCTCGAGCTGGTGCGGGAGGCCATCGAAGGTCAGGACCCGAACGCGCATGCCTGTGACGTGGTCGAGCGCATCATGAAGCTGTACTCCTAGGGGGCTTCATGACGATCCCTCAGATGATCCTCTACACTTTGTGTGTTTTGGGGATCGGATTCTGTATCGGAATACTCGTGGCTTGGAGGATGGAGAAGTAATGGCTAACACCATCGAGCTCAACGAGAACGACAAGTTCCTGTCGTCGTTCATGCAAGGTCCGGACCGTGAGACCTTCGCCAGGATGATCGGGTTCTTCAGCGTTCCCGGGAAGTATCTCCACCCGCGTGAGCTGATGCACTTCAAGCTCTCCATGACCTACGAGGAGTGGGTGGACTTCAAGGTTGAATTCTGGAGCTACATGGTCACCTCCGGACGGTTCGCCGCCGCGGTCGTCTAGGGGTGGGGTAGGGAGTATGAGGCAGGGGTAGGGGTCTTCGGGCCCTTACTCCTGTCTTACTGGCAGTACATTTTTCGATCGTCACAGCAGTAACACAGCAAGGAGTTCTGTATGTCCGACACGCCGATCTTCGACAAGCTCATCGCCGAGTACGGCAAGAACATCCTGGGGATATTGGAGCGTCCGTTCCTGGCGGAGGTGAAGTCGCCTCTGCCCCAGCGAACGGTGTCTCCTCTGATCCAGGTTCCCGAGCCCGACCCGGAGTTCACCAGGAAGTTCCAGGAGTTCGTCACGACGGCTCCGATGCAGATCCTGGCCAAGACACCCGCGGGGTCATTCATCCAGAACATGCAGCCCGTGCGTACCGAGGACGGCGGGATCACGCTCGAAGCCGTGGTGGCCATTCCCACGGTCGATCAGCGCGAGCAGGAGAAGGAGATGGTGCCCCCGATCCTGCGGTCTCTGAGCGAGAAGGCGAAGAACATCAGAGGAATGACCCCCGGGGTCGCGATCGTCGACGAGGTGGCGCGGTTCCAGGAGACGGGGCTCGTGGACCCCGTCATCCAGTACGAGCTCGACCAGGGCGCCATCGCCTACACCGGGGAAGAGGGCGAGCGGGTTACCAAGGTGAAGATCGACAAGGACCGTGTGTCCATGCACAGGATCCTCACAGAGGAGGAGATAGTCGACGGAAAGACCGAGTCCGACGTAATACAGGAACTCGGTCAGGAGTTCTCCGAGAAGTACCCGGACTTCGAAGTCGAAGAGGTCCTGGTGTCCGAAGACTTCGGCAGTAAGACCATCCTCGTAAAGGGGAGGAAGACGGAGCAGACTGACGAGACCGTGAACGCTGCTTCCAACGAAGAGACCGATGGGGAGAACCAGCCGGTGATCCTCACGCCCGACTTCTGGAAGATTCGCGATGAGGAGTAGTCAGTCATGTCCGTTACCCTATATCCCCACCAGCAGAAGGCGATCGACAATCTGTCGAACGGTAAGATCCTGTGGGGGGATGTGGGGACTGGTAAGTCGCTCACTGCTGTGGGCTACTACGTCCAGAACGAAGCTCCGCGTGACGTTTATGTGATCACGACGGCGAAGAAGAGGGACTCCCTGGACTGGGAGATGGAGTTCCTCAAGTTCGGGGTGGGTGATACGAGAACCCCTACTACTGGGGTTCTCCGTGTCGACTCGTGGAACAACATCGCCAAGTACAAGAACGTCCGAGGAGCATTCTTCATCTTCGACGAACAACGTCTCGTAGGCAGTGGCGCCTGGGCTAAGGCCTTCCAGTTCATAGCAAAGCCTCAGAACAACAACCGCTGGATCTTGCTCAGCGCCACTCCTGGCGATAACTGGATGGACTACGTCCCGGTATTCATCGCCAATGGGTTTTACAAGAACCGCACCGAATTCATTCGGGAACACGTCGTCTATAACAGCTATACCAAGTTCCCGAAGATCGATCGTTACATAGGGATTGTCAAGCTAGAGAAGTTCCGCAACAAGCTTCTGGTCCACATGCCGTTCGACAGGCATACGACTAGGATCACGCAGCAGATCGAAGTGACCTACGACCAGAAGTTGATGGATCAGGTCATCAAGGATCGCTGGAACCCCTATGAAGACCGTCCTATCAAGAGTCTAGCGGAGTTCTTCTATGTGATGCGGAAGGTCGTATATTCCGACCCGTCGCGTCTTGAGGCGGTCCGCCAGGTGCTCGTCAAACATCCTAAGCTGATCGTGTTCTACAACTTCGATTACGAGTTGCAGCGACTACGCACATTGGCGAAGGATGGTGTGACCGTAGCGGAGTGGAACGGTCACAAGCACGAGGAGATTCCTGACTCGGATGAGTGGGTGTATCTCGTGCAGTACACCGCAGGGTCCGAAGGATGGAACTGTACGGAGACCGACGCGATGTTGTTCTATTCGCTGACGTACTCGTACAAGCAATGGCATCAGGCACATGGACGGAACGACCGATTGAACACTCCGTTCACGCTTCTTCGTTATTATGTGTTGATGGCGGACGTTGCCATCGACCGAGCCGTGAAGGCATCGCTAGTGACGAAACACAGCTTCAACGAAGTCAAGTTCGTGAAGAAAAATCGCCCATTTGGGCTAACAGCGTAGCTTGAGCTGCTTGACGTTTCCTGTTTTAGAAATGGCAGATCGGTGGCAAATCGATGCCAAGAAACGTCAAGTTGAATTTGGGAATGGGGCTGTTCGGGTGAACGGGGCGCTTGTAGCCAGACTGTGCTTATAGTACAAACTGGACGCGAGTTCCCCGCTCACTTGACGTTTCTATCACGGATTTGCCACCGATCTGCCATTTCTAAAAACGATTTGGCAACCTAGTTTGCACCCATTTGCCGGAATCGGATTTTTCGATGTCGCAGGTCAGAAGGTTGCACTAGTTGCCACTTGACGTTTTGCCATTTATTTTTACAACTCTTGCGCGAAAAAAAGAAACAGATATCGAGAAAACAAATGTAAAAAGAGTTGGCGAAAAAAAGTGGCAAAACGACGAGCGGAGTCAACTTCTTGCAAAGTGTCGCAAGATGTCCGGTTCAGAGTTTTTGCACCATCAGCACGACCGAGAAAGTGAACGGTGGGGTCACGTGTTCGGACAGTGGGTAGAGATCGCTGAGTTCCCGGGGTATTCAGTGAGTGACACTGGACAGGTTCGTAACGACGACACGAGGAGGTTGCTTTCGAAGCTCTCGAATCAGGGTGGGGTGGTTCACGTCGGCATGGTTCGTGATGGAGTCCTGTGTAAAAGGTCGCTCCCTCTTCTGGTGGCGAACGCGTTTCTCGAGAAGCCGGACCCGAAGCGATTCTCGGGATTCGACACACCTGTCAATCTCGACGGTAATCGCTTCAACACACACGTCGGAAATCTGATGTGGCGACCGCGTTGGTTCGCGATCAAGTACTTCCGTCAGTTCCAGCAAGAAATATCATCCATATGCGATCCCGTCGAGAACATCGACACCGGCGTCGCATTCTCGAGTTCATGGGAGGCAGCAACAACGCTCGGCGTCCTGGACCGTGAGATCGCCCTTTCGGTCATGTCGAAGAACTACGTATGGCCGATCTTCCAACGGTTCCGTCTGTTGCACTAGTGGCCATAGATATTGAGTCGATCAAAATACACGCCCTATGATAGAAGGGATAGAATAAGCCTTTGATTTTCAGCGGGGGAGGAGTGAAGCATGCTGGAATCGGATTACCAGAAGAAGCTGATCGACAAACTGGAAAGCCTGTTCCCGGGATGCTTCATTCTCAAGAATGACTCAGGCTACTTGCAGGGTGTACCGGACCTCTTGATTCTTCATGGGGACCGATGGGCCATGCTAGAAGTTAAGGCCAAGGCGACATCAGCGACTCAACCAAACCAGGTGTACTACGTGGATCTGTTGAGTCGCATGTCGTTTGCGGCCTTCATCTACCCTTCGAACGAACAGGAAGTCCTCGATGCTCTCGCCCGAGCGTTTCACGGGGTTTCACTCACATCCCAGGATTGAGGGCACACATGCCATTCTGAGCCCCTCAAATTATCACTGGCTACGAGACAGTGATGAGAAGTTGGTACAGCGTCTGACGAACGCTGAAGCCTCTGCTAGGGGCACCAGACTACACAACCTGGCCTCCATGAACATCGAAGAGGGAGTCACGCTCGACGTAGATGGTAAGTATCCCGTTCTTGCGAGATACGTGAACGACGCGATCAAGTATGAGATGACGCCCGAGCAGTCTCTGTGGTACTCTTTGTACTGCTACGGAACTGCCGACGCTATCTCATTCGATCCTGCTGAACTGTTTCTTCGGGTCCACGATCTGAAGACGGGTACTAGCAAAGCGTCGTTCGACCAACTATACATCTACGCGGCTGTGTTCTGCCTCGAGTACGAGTTCAAACCGTTCGAGGTCGAAGGTCAACTTCGCATTTACCAGTTCGAAGAACCGGAGTATTGCGACATAGACCAGATGTATTTGGCGTGGGTTTACGATCGGATTCGTACAGCTCACTCCGTTGCCGAACGGTACAAGATGGGGGCCTAGAGTTGGAAATCAGTGAAGAAGACCGTGATGTTCTCACACACTACGGCATCCGCAAGCGTTCCGGACGCTACCCGTACGGGTCCGGAAAAGAAGACGCTCAGAAATATCCCTGGGAAGCAGGAGAGACCCCGGCCGAACGAGCCAACGCTTTCCAGTCGATCATAAAGGACATGCGTCGTCAGGGTCTGAAGGACAAGGCGATTGCCGAGACTTTCGGCATGACTCAGTCCCAGCTTCGAACCACAGTCTCAGTGGCCAAGGAAGAGAAGAAGGCAGCCGACGTCTCGCAGGCTCGTCGTCTCAAGGATAAGGGGCTTTCCAACGTCGCCATTGGCGAGCGTATGGGTGTCCCCGAGTCCACGGTCCGCAACCTCCTTAGGGAGGACGCCGAGACCAAGGCCAGCATCCTCGCCTCCACCGCGGCCATGCTCAAAGACCAGGTGGAGAAGAAGAAGTACATCGATGTCGGCAAGGGCGTCGAGCTTCATCTGAACGTCAGTCACGAGAAGCTTCGCGATGCGAGGCGTCTTCTCGAGAGTGAGGGTTACAAACTCCACTACATCAAGGTAGAGCAACTCGGAACTGGCAAGCACACGACCATGAAGATCCTCACTAAGTCGGATGTCTCGACCCGTGAGGTCTATCAGAATATGGATCAGATCCAGCAGATCCGGGTCCGTTCTGATGATGGTGGTCGTCGCTACGACGCCATAAGGCCGCCTCTCTCTGTCGACCCTAAGCGAATTAAGGTCCGCTATGCGGAAGAAGGCGGAACCGACGCTGACGGCGTGATCTACGTTCGTCGTGGTGTCAAGGACGTCTCACTCGGTAAGTCGAGCTATGCTCAGGTGCGCATCGCCGTAGGCGATGGTCATTACCTTAAGGGTATGGCCATGTACAACGACGACATGCCTGACGGAGTCGACCTCGTGTTCAACACGAACAAGAAGAACACGGGTAACAAGCTCGATGCCATGAAGGAGATGAAGCGAGACAAGTCCACTGGCGAGGTGGACAAGGACGATCCGTTCGGCTCTCTCATCGACGATCAGATCTACAAGAAGAACCCTGACGGTTCTTTCGTTCGCGATGCCAACGGTCGTAAGATCGTCGAATCGGCGATGAATCTCGTCAACAAGGAAGGTACATGGGACACCTGGTCCAAGACCCTGTCGTCTCAGATGCTTTCCAAGCAGAAGCCCAGTCTTGCCCAAGAACAATTGACCCTCGCGCGTGAGAGCAAGGAACGAGAGTTCCGTGAGATCATGTCGCTCAGCAACCCGACCGTCAAGAAACACCTGCTTGAGAAGTTTGCCGATTCGGTCGATTCGGCTTCTGTCCATCTCAAAGCAGCTCACCTTCCTCGCCAGGCAACCAAGGTGATACTTCCGGTCAACACGATGGCGAAGAACGAGGTCTATGCCCCCACCTTCCGAGATGGTGAGACTGTAGTTCTCGTTCGCTTCCCTCACGGGCACATCTCTGAGATTCCTGAACTCAGGGTGAACAACCGCCATCGTCAAGCCAAGGATCTTCTGGGTAATGCGCCTGACGCCATCGGCATTCACCACTCCGTTGCCGAACGCCTCTCGGGTGCAGACTTCGATGGTGACACTGTTCTGGTCATCCCCAACAATCAGGGTAAGGTCAGGAATGACAAGCCGCTTGAGGGTCTGAAAGGGTTTGATCCTCAGTCCGCGTACCCTCCGTACGACGGTATGCGAACTATGGATGGCGGTACGTACAACGCTTCCACCCGAAAGACCGAGTTCCGCGAAGGGCAGAAGGCGAACCCCAAGGCTAAGGGTATGGAGATGGGGAAGATCTCCAACCTTATCACCGACATGACTGTGCAAGGTGCACCTGACGAGGAGATCGTTCGTGCAGTCAGGCACTCCATGGTGGTGATCGATGCCGAGAAACACAGGCTGAACTACAAGCTCTCTGAGAAAGAGAACAACATCTCGGCCCTTCGCACGAAGTACCAACCCCGTCCGCCTGGGAAGCCGGATGGTGGTGCATCCACCCTCATCTCAAGGGCAACGGCAGAGACGAGAGTACTGGATAGGAAGCCACGGCCGTCCAAGGAAGGCGGCCCGATCGACTCTGTCACTGGGAAGAAGGTCTACGTAGAGACCGGTGCTGAGTTCTACACCGGTAAGAAGAAGACCGAGAAGACCACCCAGCTCGCCGAGACGGACGATGCGTACACTCTGATCTCAGAGAAGAACACACGGATCGAACGCGTCTATGCCGATCACTCGAACAGCCTCAAGGCCCTTGCCAACCAGGCAAGGCGTGAGTTCCTTGGTATCAAGGACTTCGAGTATTCTCCCTCGGCGAACAGAGAGTTCGCTGCTGAAGTCAAGATGCTAAACGCCAAGCTTGGGGAAGCGCTTATGAACGCCCCCCGTGAGCGACAGGCACAGGTCTTGGCCAACGTAGTGTACAACCGTAAGATCAAGGCGAATCCAGACATGGACGATGCTGAGATCAAGAAGGTCAAGTCCAAGGCTCTTGCCAACGCACGTGATCAGGTAGGTGCAGGCAAGGACAAGATCGACATCACGCCGACAGAGTGGCAAGCTATCCAGGCTGGTGCTATCAGCAAGACCATGCTGGAGAAGATCCTCGACAACACCGACGTGGAGAAGATCAAGGAACTGGCCACACCCCGAGACAAGCCGGTAATGGATGCCACTATGAAGAACAGAGCCATGCTCCTCCTTCGTGGTGACAGGTACTCACTGGCTGACGTAGCCGACCAGCTCGGCATCTCGGTGTCCACCCTCAGGGCTGGACTGAGTGGAGTAGGCGCATGAGTGACACCAACTTCCTACTCAGTACCAAGGACAATCCCTACAACCCTCACACCCAATGGGACGACTGGTGGAAGTGGGACTTCCCTAGGTACGACACACTCGGCCTACTCGGTCGAGTAACAAGAACGTCTGACGATCTTACTCACGACCTCGAACAGCAAGCGATCAACGATGCTATAGACGAGATCGTGGAACAGAACGTATCGGGCGTTCACATCAAGGTTGCCGAGCCGTCGAAGTCTGACACTTAGCAACACAATGACCGGTCCGAGGTCAGTTGCCCCATCCCTGTGGTTGTCCCCCCGACTACTTGGATGCTTCCCACAACTGACCTCGGACCACTCCATCTACAGGTTCTCTCCCTTTTTGCCTATCTGATCAAGGTAGGGGGGAGGGGTCTCGCAAAATAGACCCCCCTCTGCATCGCCCGCCTCCATATTTTTCCCCCGGCGGGACTTTTTGTAGAAACTTTTTGCCCCCTGGGATTCTCCGGGGGAGAGTTGATACGAACCTTCCTTGTACATACGTGTGGCATGGGCCAACATGTGCCCAACAAGGAAGGTTCTTATGAACTCTCCCCTCCTTCCCTTTGACCCATCCACCCCTAACCTAAGTTTTCTTGTCATGAACCTGACTGGAAGGAGTTGAGAACTGTGCCAGCACGCCGACAAAGTGGTCAGGAACCCCGTCCAAGTCGAGGCAGACCAGCCACAACTCCACAGGGTCGTGAGAGTCAGATGGTCGCCAAGGCCATGAGGCTCGCCGAACAACAGCTTGAAGACGGTACAGCGTCGGCTCAGGTCATCACGCACTACCTAAAGCTTGGATCCAGCCGAGAAGTCCTCGAACAAGAGCGTCTCCGTCACGAGAACGAACTTCTTCAAGTCAAGCGCGAGGCGTACGAGGGACAGAAGCGGATCGAAGAGATGTACGTCAACGCCATCCAAGCAATGCGTGCTTACGGCGGACACTCAACGGCTGACGATCAAAATGAGTAGGAGTTACTCAGAGCTGAGACAGTACGGAACGTTCATCGAACGCTTCCGTTACCTCGCTTTGAGGGGGAACGTCGGCCAATCGACCTTCGGGTTCGATCGCTGGGTGAACCAAGGCTTCTACACATCTCGGGAATGGCGACAGACTCGAGATCAGATCATCGTTCGAGACAACGGCTGTGATCTAGGAATCGAGGGCTACGAGATCCACAGAGGTCTCTACATCCATCATCTGAATCCCATCACACTCGAGCAACTAGAAGCCGGTGATGACTGTCTTCTCGACCCCAACAACCTGATCACTGTCGCACACCGAACCCACAATGCCATTCACTACGGCGATGAGAAGCTACTCCCACAGCTACCCGTCGACCGTCGGCCTGGCGACACGAAACTCTGGTAACAGGAGAACCAATGACCGAGAAGAAGGACGAGAAGACCGAGGGTGCTCCGTGCCCGCCCGTCGAGGACCGGGGTGACGACGCCGACATGCCCAACGAAGCCGAGGCTGACTACGAGGCCGAGGAGAAGGACGAGGACCAGGCATGACCACCTTCGCACACGCCAGCTCCAAGCTCGGCAAGGTCACCGGCCCCACCAAGTCGAGGGCCAAGGAGATCTTCGACGCAGCGCAGAAGGCCGGACACGACGTCTGGTTCATGTGGGGCTACGACGGCAACGCCAACAACACCGAGCACCACAGCGGCCGGGCCCTCGACTTCATGGTCCGCAACAAGGCGGCGGGCGACTGGATCCGGAACTACATCTGGACCAACCGCAAGCGACTCCGGCTCCAGCACGTCATCTGGTACCAGAAGATCACCTCGACCGTCACCCAGCCTGGCGTCGTTCGCCAGATGGCCGACCGAGGCAGTGTCACCGAGAACCACAAGGACCACGTTCACGCCCTCTTCTTCACCGGCACGTACCAGAAGCCCGGTTCGGAGAACGATCCCGTCGATCCGACCCCCGAGAAGAAGTCGCTCTCTGAGGTCGCTCAGGACGTTCGCGCGGGCAAGTACGGCAACGGCTACACCCGCACCCAGAAGCTTCGCTCCGA